GTATCTCGGCCAAATCGAGCCTTTTCATCTCGATTGCCTTCTGTGCGTTGAACGCCTGCTGCCTTACGTCTACCGAAAGCCTTTCGTTGTCCGCTATTCGCTTGAACATATCGGATTCCCGTTGCATTACGTAATCGTCGGCACGTTGCAACGATTCGATACGCCTGTTGTTTATCTCAATCTCGGCTCGTGACGTTTCCTCTACGATGTCAAGATATTCCTTGTTGAAACGCTCTTTCAGAAGAAGGTCTTTAGAATTGAATCTTGAGTTTATTATTGATATTTCTTCCCTGTGGTCTTGTTCTATCTTTGCTAAAGCCGCTTTATCTGACTTGAATTTTTCGCGATTGTTTTCATATTCCTTATTTGATTCATAAAGCAGCTTTTGTCTGGCCTGAGCAGATTCCTTTAGTTCAAAATTCAAAGATAGCATCAACAATTCCTGCTTTTTTTGAATCATCTCACCGTAAGCCTCTATCCTTCCTTCATATGAAGCCTTTTCATCTTCTGCAACTTTTAAAAGTTCCTCTATCTCCCTTTCAAGCCTGAATTTAGCCAATTCATAAGCCTCTTGATTCAGGCTCTCGATATACTTAAAGTACTGTTCTGCGTTTTGTGCGCTTTCGGGCGAATATTCAAGACCGATTATCTGTTTCTTTAGGTTGAATATATCTGTGTCGTTCTTGATTATTTGTTTTTGTGTTGCCGAATACTCGTTTTCTATTTCAACAAGTCTTTTTCTTGCTTTTTCTGCTTTTTCTGAAATGCCTTGATATGCCTCTGGTCTTGCCGATGGGTTTTCAGAAAGGCTCTTTGCTCTCTGATTGGCCTGCTCAATTATTTCTTTTTGAAGTCTTTTTTCATTCTCTAAATCAATAAGTCTCTGCTTATTCGCAACATTCAGTTCTGTTTTTTTTTGGGCTTCAAACTTCTTCTGTAGCGCGGTGGTAAGTTCAGATTCCGCCTTTGTTGATTGCCCAAGCAATATCTGTTCGTCAGTAAGGTTCTTAAAATAAAAAGGGTATTCCTGACGGAGTTTTTTAAGTGCAATTGCCCTTTCTTCGTCGCTTAGATTCCTATCTTTAACAACCGCCAAATACTTCCTGACCTCGATAATCTCTGCTTGGGCATCTTTAACACCTGAAATCTTAGCGTCATTAAATTCTTTTTGTCTTTTATTCAGTTCTTCAAGCTCGTTGTTCGCCGTAAATAGCCCTTTAACGAAGTTTGATATTTCTCCGCTATATGCCGAAAGAAGCCCTATGCCTACGAATAGCGCTGTCTGCCACGACAACAGGGCAGATGTTATGGCTTTCAGTCCGCTTTGCGTGGGCTTCCCTTGCGCGGCCAACGCCTCGTTCTCAGACCTTAGCTGCGAAAGTCCTTCCCTTACTGGCTGAATGTTGTTGGTCAAGGAGCGGACGCCAATCTCTATGGACTGGAAAAAGTTAGGTATTTCTGTGGCTATTGTGTTAATAGACCTGTTTATGCTTGACATTCCTGCCGAATAATTGCCTACATCACGTCCAAATTTACCCCTTGCAAAATCAACTTTTTTCAAGGCGTTCTCATAGCCGATTATTTTGCCAGTCAAAAACTCTAGCCTTCTGGCTTCTTCGCCAGTAAGCCTTATTCCTATTTGCTGTTTTGCAGCTAGGTTGTTGTATTCGGCAGAAAGCGAATTAATCTTATTTTGGATTGCCGTATAATAACTGTCAAGTTTTTCTCCTTGGCGTATGGTTTTATTCAACGCATCTATTTGCGCCCTTGTCTCCCCAGCAGCCTTCGCCGCTTCCTTGAACTCCTTGCTGTTTTTCCCGTATTGAACTCCTAGGCTTCTGGCGTTTGCAAGCTGTTCTTTATATGTCTGGTTTAACTGCTGGAAAGCATCCTGCAACGGCTTCGCTGGATTTCCTGCTGGCTTCCTAGTTGTGGCCACGTACTCTTCGAGCTTCTTCTGCAACTGCTGTATCAGTTTGTCCTGCGCGGCCAAATCGGCGTTCAGTTTCTTGATTGCATCGTTGCTACCGCTGGGGGTAAGTGTAAGACCTTTGCTGTTGACCTTCGACACGTTGTCGGCCATGCTCATAAGTTCGCGGTTAATCTTCTGGACTTCCGCGTAAATCTTCTCACTCCCTAAGTCTAAAAATTCACCGTTCATGGCTTTGGTTTATTGATTTTCTCGGCCAGTTTCTTGGCCGCTATGTATTCCGATAATGTCATCTTCGCACTTACAAGCGTGTTGCCCGGAAGTGCGCTACCAAGCGACATAATGCTTTCGTAGAAATCGAACTCCTTGTCGTCGAACTCCTTTTCCAGTTGTTCGAGGCTTATCTTCGCCTCGTTCAAGTCGTTGTTCATTATGCCCAAGTCCCGATGCAGCACCCTTTGCATTTCCGTAAGCAAATCGCCGTCTGGGTTAATTTCTATATCGAAACGCTCCCTTAGCTTGTCGACCCATTCCAGCAACATTTCCCGCGTTAACGGCGTATAAAGGATAAAGGCCAGCAGTTTCTTTATGAAAGCCATCTTGTATTCAAGTTCGGCGACCTCCATGCGTAATTCAATGTACATCTTGGCTTCCTTGCTTCCGGACTTTAAATAGAAATCGTCATAAATCTGGTCGAATATCTTCTCTAGGAAAGCCGTCGATGTCTTTGGCTTGGGTTTCAACTGCTGGTAGTCTTTACTTTTCAGCACGTCGAAGAACACGTCTGCGAGGATGGTATCGCAGCTATGGTATTTCGGAAGCCTATCAGCGGACTTTTGCATATTGTTTCAGTTGTCTTAGCACCTCTGGCATCCTCTTGGCCTGAAATGCGTTGAATGTGGATTGGTTAAGCCCCATTATGTCTATCCCGTAGCGTTTTATAAGCCACGGTTTCTTCCTGTCGCGTGAATTGAACGTGAGCCTTCCCGCGCCTTTCTTTTGCAGTTGCATATCGCCTGAGAAATCGCCCTTTAATATCAAGTCCACCTTGCCGCCTGCGGTCGGGTTCAGCCTGCGCTTGAATTTCTCGTATGACGAACTCCTGTACGTTCCTATCGGCGAACCGTCAGGCTTCCCCCCGTGCTTTAGTTCGTTTAGCTTTAGGTTTTTTAGTTCCTGTTCGTCCTGCTTCAACTGCTGGTACATCACTTCCCGAATCTTCGGTAGTGTCAGGCTCGATAGCCTGCGGCTGTATTCCCTCGGTGATATTCCCGCCATCGCTCGTGTTGTTTTTAGCGCCGCCGCAACCGCATCCGCAGTCCTGTTCCTTTATAGGTTTTGCAAGGAAAGCGTCGATTACCACGTCGTTCTGCTGGTTCGTGTGTCGTTTGATGAAAGACCGCTTTGCATCCGTGTCCATCTGGCAGAATTTCTTTGCGGTGTTCCCGTTGATTTCGATGTTGAATAGCTTAATCATGTCTCATGTATTAAAAAAGGGCGCAGGCGGTAAAGCCATACGCCCCTTTCGGTTATTAACCACCCAATTTTTACGCTGTGATAGTGAACCCAGCACTTGTGCCACGGTAGAACTTCTTGCCCAACTTGGCGACAGTACCGCTAGAGCCATCTGTCGTTTTCACGACTGCCGATTGCGTAGATACAAGCGTTGTTGTAGGCGTTCCTGTGTACAGTTTCGTTGTAGAATCGTAAGTGATTGTGTCGAAGCCGTTTTCCGTTCCATTGCAGTAAAGCGTCAGTTCGGTAGTGTCAAGCCCAGTAATCGATTCCTGCTTGTTGTGCAACCAACGCACGGAGAACATAACGCTGTCGTTTGATACGTCCGCAGAAGTGATGGCGATATAAACATCCGTGATTCCGAATACGTCCTTGTTCACGTTGAATCCCATAGCAGTAGGTGTCATAGGGAACGGGTAACGGTTGTATTCGATTGGGTCTGCAATCTGGAAAACGATAGTGGTTTCCTCTGATTCCGAGCCAGTGTTCTCACCATAAGGCATAGTGTTCACCATACTTACCGTGATTCCTTTGATTTCCGTACCGTCAACGCTTTCAACTGCAAGTACTGAACCCGTCTCATAGGTCAGCAATGCGTCGAATTGGTTGTCCGAGTTGTACGAATAGGCGATAGCCTGCATTGCCCGTCCTTTTTTCATCCTTACGGTGAATTTGGTCTTGCCCTGACGCACTACCGATTCGATTCCGCTTGATGATGTCTGGATTGTAGGCTCTGGCCTGTCACCAACCATGTCGAAAGCATTCAGGAACGGAACGAAATTGCCCGCCTGAACTTGCGACTGTACGTATGCGAGGTTGAAAGTACCGCTGGTCTTGCTTAACGACCAACCTTTAGGTACTAGGATGAATCCCGTAGGAAGCCCAAGTACAGGCTGACAGTCGCCAAGACCAGTACCAAGTCTTTCAACGCTGCAATCATAACCTTCTAAAATAGCCATTTGTCTTAATTTTTAAATGTTATTGCAATAAGTTTTTGTCAGTTGGAACTCCAGCAAAGGGATGTCCACCCTGAAATAATGATATGGCTGCCTGTCGGCAGTATCCTGATAATCGTAACCCTGAAACACCCTGTCGAACCCGAAGACGATGCGCTCGGCCTGACCAATAAGCGGACACGTATTAAGCACGTCAGCAACATCAGCCCAAACCTCCGCGTCAGCCCTGTGGGAAACACCACTCTTGCATTTGGTCAAATCGACGATGAAGAACAGCGATACGGTGGTGGTGAAATACCCGTTGCCTACCTGCAATAAATCGTTCTCGCAGGTAAAGAAGAACTTGTTGCCCTCGGCGTGTATCAAATCCTTGCCTTCTCCACCTAATAATAAATGCTTTATCGTCTTGTTGCCTTCCTTGTCCAAGCCCGTGTAGCACCTCGGATAGCCGTCGATGTCAACGCCCCAAGTCGTCTCCAAGTCCATTAACCTGACCTGCAAATCGGCAAGCACCGCGTCAACGCCTATCGGGTTTTCCTTTGCGTAAATCATACAGAACCCAGACTAAGCGTTAATCCATCCTCATTCGAGAGTTGCGTGTCGAAAGCCTTTTTTATGGCATCCATCGCAAGCCTTTTCTGCTCGACGTACCTCTTTGCGACCGTGAAGCCCGACAAGTCCGTTGTCTCGTAGATGAGCCTGTCCTCATTCATCTGAATCTGCTGCTCCCTGTTGTCGCGGTTGTTCGCGTTGGCAAGGAACATCTGTAAGGCTTCCATCTCGAACGCCGCCCTGACGAAACCGCCGAAAGCGTCCATGTTGTTGTCGATGTAGCTTGACGCATCCAGATATACGCTCACGTTCCAGCCGATGCCGTTACCCATGTTCGAGTAAGACCACTTCGCATCCTCCACGTCGTTACCGATACCGCTCATGGTATAGGCAACGAAACCGTCATAGCTCAAAGTGTCGATGTAAGCTGGCCTCCCGACAACCTCGGTCGATTCTATCACGAACTTCCATTGGCCTTTACCCGTGAATGAATAGCCGAAGTCCTTGAACTCAACTATCCCGTCCGATGGGGTTACGGTCTTTGTCGTGATTAGCTTACCTTGATTCAGTACGTACATCGTAACTGGGTCTGTGCCTTCCTTCTGGAAAGAGACCTGATTCAGCCTTATGGTGACGTAATCGCTTCCCTTCGGCTCGAATACCCAAGCGGAGTAATCCGCAGGAAGGGTATAGGTCGAAGGCTCGCCGATTTCCACCGCGTTGTACAGGTATTGGTTGTTCACCAGACGTTTGGTAAGGTGAAGCTCCGAATAGACCCTAGCCGTGACCCGATCAATGAAAGACTTCAATTTAAGGCTCTCGTTGTTGGTCGGAAGCCACCATGACGTTTGCGTGTCGGGTTGCTTATTCAGGTTCGATGCCTGTAACGATTGGTAGATTACCCCGTTGTGGGTGACAAGGTCTGAACGTTTCTTTGTGTCCTCGTACTTGCCATACGTAGTGGCGTTGCTCCAAGTGGCGGGTGTAACGTCTTGGAATGGCAGGAAAGACAAAAGATTGCCGATGGTGATGGATGGATGTGTGGCCTGATTGAAATATAATCCTGATTCAGGCGCTGCCGTCAATTGGCTATCCAATACCACCCCGCTGGTGAAATCCTCTGTAAATCCTGCTATCATTTCCTTGACTTAATTTTGGTTACGATGCGGTGAACGCGATTGCACCTGAAGCCGTACCTACGCCGTTGCAGTAGATGTTGGTTCCGTCGCATTGCAGTTCAACATAATCCCCTACGGTCTCCGCCGAGGCAGAGAAAGTGATTGTGTCCTCGTCGGCGGCTGGTACAAGCGTACTGTTTACGATTGCGCCACCTTGGATTTTGTTCTCGCCACCTGCGGTCACGAGCGTCCAAGCGGTAGAGGCGAAAGCCTGCCCGATGATTACCTTTAAATTCCACACGGTCGCTGATGACGGCAATGTTACCGCCTCGCCGCCAGTGGCCTTTAGGATAAGCACCTGACCTGAATCCGCATCGGTAAGCGTCGTTTCTCCCGTGATTACGCGGACGTTCTTTGCGCTTGACAATGCAGTTACTGTACCGTCTGCGCGTGTTTTTAACTCTGTTCTTTCCATTTCCTTTATAGATTAAGAGGTTGCACCAACGATTTTAACGATGTCGTTTGCACGGGTCGTCAAATCGGAATTGTAGCGGTAAACGACGTAGAAACGAAGCCAGATTGCCATTTCTTGGAAATGGGTCATGATCGTGTTTGAGTCAGTTCCGGCAGTGATAAGCGCGGTTGCGTTTGTTGCCTCGTTGTTCACGTAGACATTTGCACGCATACGGCAGTAAGGCAGTTCCATGTCCGTTATAGACCATTTCTTGCCGCCGATTTCAGTACCGTTCACGAAGTCATACGGGAAGTTCGGGATGATACCGATACCGCCGTCACGAACCAAGTAGCCGGAGAACACGTCTGAACCCGCAGAGATAGACCCTGATTCGTACATACGCGACAAGTCAAAGAATCCTAGCGCATCGATGTTCTTGTCGTTGTTTGTAGAGTATTTCAGGCGTTCTGCTTTCTGTACGGCCAAACCAGCACGGTTCGTTACGATACGATAATTGCCAGCAAGCTCGTTGGCAGCCATCAAAGCCTCAAGGTTAAAGAACATAGTCTCTTTCTGCGCCGCCTTGTTAACGGTCAAAGTGTCCGTAAGCGTGCTGAAAGTAAAAGTTCCGTCGCCCTGCGATACCTGAGTTGTGAAGTCCAAAACCTGAGATTTCTGCGTTGAAAGTGTTGACAAAATGATTGTCTCCATTTGCTGTCCGCAGGCGTAGGCGATATTCCGCATCTTGATTTCAAGCGCGGCGTTCGCGTCCACCATGTTGTTTGCGTATGCCGCAGGATAGTGGCGGAAACCAGAGAAAACATCGTAGCAAGTGAATGAATACTTGGCAGAAGTCTCAAGGTTGGCCGGAATAAACTCGAAGCCCGGAGTGGTAAGTACCGTGACGCTCTGGTCATCGATTACCGGAATTTCAAGCGAACGCAACGAAGACATTGTGTTCATTTGCGTCACTTGGCTTGGTAGGATATAATCCACGAAAGGGGTTGAATCCGCCGCTAAGTCAACTACACCCAGTTGCGAGAACCGCTTGTCGTTGGTCACATTAGACCCTTGTAGATTATTCCAAGAAGTTGCATTGATAAATGACATCTTTAAGAATTTTTAGTTAATGATTAGTTTCTACTTTTCGGCGGTCTTTCGCTCTTTTTATTTATTAATTCCTGCCTTGACCTTAGCGTGTAATTCGGCAAACTTTCCTGTTCTTTCAGGCGATAGCTTGGCAATTCCCTGCTTGTCGAGATAGTCGTTAATAGCTTTTGATACGTCCTCTGAGGACGGGTTTTCAGGCAAGGTGAACGGAACGTCGGCAACCGTAATCTGGCCTTTTGCCTTTGCTCCAGTTCCCGTCTGCTGCCTGCCCTGCAAGAGTTCGGATAAATCCTTGTCGGCGGACAGTAAATCCGTCAGCTTCTTTTGCAGGTGCGGGTTCTCCTTGCTGATTGCGATTGGTTCGCGCTCCACAAGCTCAACGTCCCAGTCCTTGTTCACCGCATCCTCGAATGCTTTCCACTTTGCGTCGAACTCCCATTTGTTCACACCGTCAGGCAATGCTGGCTTTACGGCTTGGAAGGTGGCGATGTTCTTGATTTGGTTGTATTTCTGCTCAAGCGGTTCGTATTTCTCGGCTGTCTGCTTGTATTTGTCAAGCTCCGCGAGTTGCTTCTGCGCTTCGTCGAGCTTCTCCTTTGCGGTCTGCAATTCGGCCTTGGCCGCATCGTCACCCTTGAAGTTCTTCAGCTTTTCCTCATAGTCGGATTTAAGCCTGCTGACTTCCTCTTTCTGTCCTTTTACGGCTTCGCTTCCTGCGCGGGTTATGTAGTCGGCGGCCTTTTCGCCGTCAAGCCTTTGAACCTTAGTTGCCTCGGCGATTTTAGATAGTGCGCCGTCGATGATTTTCTCCGCGTTCTGGTTGGCTACGCCGTCCCATGATTTTTTCTGCTCGGCAATATAGCCCGTGAATACAGGCTCAAGTTTTGCCAGCTTATCGTCGTCAAGACCCAATTCGGTCTTAATGTCCTCTGTAATGAAATCCAATGCCATAGTCCTTTATGTTTTTTGGTTGTTATTAATTGTTTTGTGCGCAAAGTCAGTTTTTCTCCGTGAACCTTTGCTCAAGTTGCGCCCAGATTTCCTCGTCGTAATCGGTGTTGATTGCGCCGTTAAGCCCTTCGTATATAATCTGTATCATTCCAGCGTCGCCGATGGATGCCAAAACCACCTTGCTTAAATCCAAAAACATAGGTTTCTTGTCGATGATTTGCTCCGGCACCTCCACGTCCTCGACTGGCACGAAATGTTTCTTTGCCGCCCCTTTCTGGAGCTTCTGCTGTTCCCTGATTTGCGCGTTCCTTTGGTTGTGCTGGTTTGCCGCGTTGATTTCGGCTTGGTTCATGACCACTTTTACGAATACTTTCATTATTGTTTTGGGTTTTTAAGTTTGTCCTCCTCGATTTTCGCGTAAAGCGTGGCCGCATCCCAAGCAGGGCCGCCTTTCTTGCCGAAATGCTTTTCGTATGCGTTGCGTGCCGCTTTCAGTTCATCGTCTGCCTGCGGCGCTTCCTTCTTTTCGGCTGGCTCTTTCTTGTCTGCCTTTTTGCCTTCAAGGATTTGCTTCATCATCTCTTTCATTTCCGCGTTTTCGCGCTCAAGTTCAGCCAGCTTCTTCTCTTGTGGTGTCAACACGGCGTCCTTCTTGGCGAACAATGCGGCAACGTCGGTCGCGATTGCCTCTGGGGTTTCGATTGGCTTCTCGTCAAGATATACCGCCATGATTTCAACCTTAGTGAATCCCTGACGCGGCAACATCGCCAACTGGACTTCCCAGCCCTTTTTCCTTGCGTATTCCTCGTTCTCGTAGTCGAGGGTAATCTTCTGGCTTTCCGACTGGATTTTGCCGTTCTCGTCATACAGGGCTTTGCCCTTGTAGACCTTCAATGCTACTACTGTCCTCATAGTCCTTTATGAATTAAATCTTATAATATTTTCTTGCCTCAGCCAGTTGCTTGTCGTCAATGGCGTACATTTCCCAGTCGTCCTTTGCAACTTCTACTTCTTCAACATCTATGTAGAATCTTTTTGGAACAAAAGGGAAAGACTTTATCACGCAATCTCTTGAGTATATCTTTCTTTTTTCGTCACGAGCCTCAAACGCTTCCTTATTTTCATAAAAAGAACCGCTCCAGCAAGCTCCATCTGGCGTTCTTTTGATTATTCCGTCAATATATCTGCATCCATTCAAGTCTTTGAATACTGCTGAATTCCTTATGTTCTGCCACAGTCCTTCTGAAACATGAATCCATTCCGATTCACTTCCTGTTAAGGCTGTAATGGGTTCATATCTCGCCAGTTTGCTAAAAAGGTCAATCACAACGCTAGCCGACATTCCGCTATGTCCTTGTTTTGCGAAAACATCGATAAGTTCAATAACCGCCTTTGCTGTGTTTCCGTCGTAGAAGTCTCCAGAGCCGTCCAAAAGCCCCGCAATCCTTAATTCTGTTTTTGCGTGTTCTAGTAATGCCATAGTCCTTTATGGTTTAGGTTAAATGAAAAAAGCCCTGCACCGTAACTGAGTACGATGCAAGGCAATGTTGTTTTTGTGTACAATTCGGTGTTCACGTCCTTATGTGGTATCTGGCATCTTCACCAGACTTTGCACAAATTTAATTAAATCTTTGAATAAATCGCAATTTATCCGATATTTTTTTGTGTATTATTTAAATTAATGTCATTCCTGACGATTTCCATTAGGATATTCGTAATGTAAGCCAACTTTTCGCCTTCGCTTGCATCCATGCCGTTGTAGAAGCCCAAGATGTCGCCGTAGTTGGCCTCGAATATCGTTATCCAGTTGCTGAACTGTAGGTAAAGCCTTATGGTATCGTCGCTCGGCCTGACGGTGTTCAATGCAACCTCGAAATCCTTATCCGAAACGAACGGCATCAGCTTGTAAAGAAGCGCCTGCCTGTCGGCCTTGTGCCTGTTGTGCTGGTTTGCGTTGCGTGCTATCCTGACAAGCAAATCCTTCCTGATTATCGGGTTGGGGGAGTTCTGGAAGTCCGCGAACAAATCGGCCTGCGTCTCAAGGAAGAAATCAGAGCCGTAGAAGTTATCCGCTATGACCCTGTCCTTGCCCCACTTGAGCGCCATCGTCTTGTAATCGGAAAGGTTGCGGACACGCGAAATCTCTGCTGACATCCACCTTAGCCTATCCTTCTTGTTCTCGTAGCCCTTGCCGACCTGCAATTCATTCTTGGCGGCTTGGTTCTGCTCGACGTAATCACCAAGCACCGATGCGATGATGGACTGCGGTATCTCTTTTACCCTTTCGTTGATGTAATCCAAGCACTCACGCGGGATATAGTGGAACTTCACGAACTTCTCCACCAAATCCATGTTAAGTTTGCCGTCCTTGTCGTAAAGCGCCTCCGCCGGAACGCCGATAGTCGAACCGGGTTGCGTGAAGCTGGCCTTGCCGTTAACGTCCGAACCTACCGAAGCCTGCTGGCTTGTTATCTGGTTGGCCGCCATCGGCTGCTTGTCGCTTGCGCCGTTGATGTCCTGACCTTGCTTATTCTCTATCTTGAACTTAGGATAGACAGCGACCGGGAATGCGCCGTTAGGCTCGGCCATCCTCTGCAATGTCTTCATGAAAACGTATTCCTCAAGCTCCGGCCTTACGTATGAGAATATGCACTTGCGCACGATGTCCGTTTCCTTCGAGAAAGCCTCGGACGATATGTAATCGGCTGGACACACGCCCAAGTCATGGAAAGCCTGATTAAGTACGTTGTATTGCTTGTCGTAGAAGATGTACTCCCTGTCATCGATGTATGCGAAGCCGTCGTATTCAACGCCGTCGATGACCGTATCGGCGGTGTATGCTATTCGTTCTATCTTGCCGCAGTCAGAATCAATGGCCACAACGTCGCCTATGTCAACCAGTTGCCTGTAAGGGCTGTTGATGCCGTCAAGGTCTGAAATGACTATCGAATTGTGGGCGAAAAGAAGCGCGTCGAAAAGCCTTTTGTCGAAATCCTGACCTTTGAGGAAGTCTGGCTCTGGTATCTCCTTGCCTCCGAGTACGTAATTGAAGTATGAATCATCGGCGTGGAATACCCTCTGGAGTTGCGGCTTGATGTCGTCGTTGACCAGCCTTGCAGAAACCAGCGGGAATCTCATGTACTTACAAAAGGAAAGGAAATTCTCCTCGCGGAAAATCATCTTTATCCATGTCTGGAAGTAGTCAGCCCCAGCGTATTTGCGCTCAGCCCAGCTCTTGTAATATTCGTATGGCAGGTTTTCCTGTACGGATGATTGCGTGAAGTACGACAGCTGGTCTTGCTGCCGCTTAGCTATCGATAGATAATGCGCGTTACGCCTTTCCTTGATGAAGTCTGCCGACATTGACGGTGTAGGGTAGATGCGTAGTCTTTTACGCGGATTATTGGCAAATATATATTATTTTTTGAATTAATCGCAAAGAAATGTTATTTTTTTTGAGGATATTTTAAAAATTTATCGCTTGCCTATCTTTTCTTCGTGTAATGTAATGGTTCCGTTTTCATCAACACTTACCGAAACCCTCTTGCCGTTGACGGTCGCAACAATATCAGAAGGCTTTAAGTTGTCGATTACGCCATCCGTAGCCGTTGGCGGTTTTACTGTCAAATTAATCCTCTTGTCTGTTGTAAACTGCTTTCATCTTGTCTTGGTTTTACCCGTGTAAGATACTGAATTTTATCGGAATATCAAAGCTAATTCCAATCTATCACTATCGGCTTGAACGGGTCTTTCATGTAGTCGCGGTACTGCTTCTCGAAGGCCGAACACATCAGATAATCGAACAAGTCCGAGAAGTGTCCGTACTGCTGGTATCTTGCGCCAGTCTTGCCATCCGTCGCCATCGTCTTTAACTTCGTGCCGTCTGGGGCTTCCTTGAGCGATACGAAGTCCGTTATCATCTTCTTGCAGTTCTCGCCGATTACTATCTCAAGTCCTCCCAATCCCGTCTCGAATACCGTGTTAATCCAGTTGCCACGCATCACCACGCTTGGGTTCGAGTGGCTTACCCTGCTGACAGGGGCATAGCAAGAAAGCAAGTCCATGATGATGGTGTAGAAGTTATGCCCCTTTTCCATCTTGGTGTCCTGCTTGCTGGCAGTTGCATCGCCGTATATGAACATCCCAGCATCGTGGGCTGGGTATTTTCGCTTTATCTCGGCGCAGACAGCCTTTACGGTGTTGTCTGGGGTTACACCCGCTATCTCGTCTATCATAGAGACCTTCAGTCCGTCTATCTGGAATATACCGCATGGAAGGTACGGATTTACGTTGTCGTCCCAAGATATATGGAGCGGAAGCGTCGGGTCGTATTTGGTCTGGCCGACGTGCCTGTTAATCTCGAACTGCTTGTAGAACTCCCCGCCCGTCTTTAGCTGTACGTCCCAGTTTCCTTCCACGAACACCTGATACTCGAACTTCGGAAGGTTTTTCAGGTTGTCGATGTACGCCTGCGGCAAGTGCGGGTTGTCCGTAATCTTAGAGGGAATGTAAAGCCAGTCATCTGGAAGCGTCCCATTCATCCATCTGTCATACACAAGCGTCTTGACCCATCCGAAACTTGGGTTGCAGGTGGAAAGTATCACTGGTTTAGGTTGGTGCGGCGCGTTGGGTATAATCCAGCTACCAGCACGCTCGAAAGCCTTAAACAACGTTTTTTCTTGGCACTCGTTTATCTCCTCGAACAAAAAGCCGTTGACCTCCAATCCCTTCATCCAGTCCAAATCCTTGTCGGCGGCGTAATTCTCGGATTTGAAAAGTATAACCGAGCCGTTGGGATGGGTGTATTCGTAAGGCGACTGCTTGAGGTTTCCGCTAGGCTCCAGCTTTCGGAATGACGGTATGGTTGTAGTCCGTATCTTCTCCATGTCCTCACGCACCACGCACCACCTTGAGCGCGGGAATACGGTACAAAGCACCAGAAGGCTGGATAATCCCCAGACTGTCTTGCCGCCCCTGATTGCGCCGCCGAAGTTTATGAATGTGTATTTCTCGGACGCGACTGCATCCATAGCCTCGGCCTGTTTCGGGGTCAGTACCATTACACGGCAATTTTCTTATCACCCCATTGAACTACCGTAACATTGACCTGCGGCTTCTGTAAGTTGTCCTTTTCGTAGCCACCTAAGTGCTTCATCAGCTTTTCGATTGCGGCAAGCCTATCAACGGTCTTTGCTTTCTTGGTGAACCCAATAAGAGTTTTGCCCCCAGAGCCGTCAGGCTGATACTCCTCGTATGAGGTAAGTTCGGCAATCATTTGCCTTGCCTCTTTAGGCATCATGTGTATCGACTTTAGATTCCCGTTGTCATCGTACATTTCCGCTGGGTCAAAACGAACCATTCCGGCCAATGAATGTATAAGTTCGTCAAGCGTAATTTTATTGCGCTCATAAGCCTCTTTGCGTAGTTGCTCTATTCTTAGGGAAATCTTTGGGGTTGCGTGAAGCCTGCAAGCCTCAACGTACACAGAGTTTTCATTCATGGCTTCTGCATCGTACGCGGCGCGGTATGAAGTGGATTGGTTGCCTGTAAGTATGTAGTTTTGGCAGTAGGCTTCCTGCTTTTCTGTAAGCAAATCTTCTTTTTTACGGGTCTTTCCGTTCTTTTCCATTGCTTTATTGAATAATATGCAAAGAAACGCATAAATTATTGCGAAATTTACAAAAGGCTTCCGAGAAAACAAAAATTATTTTGCATTATTTTCAATATTCAGGTTTTTTGTCGAGATGTAGTGCGTTT